GCACTATTACCGATTCCTTTGTTTCTCCAGTACTGGACTTTATTTCTGAAAGAAGAGTAGATACAATTAATAATTTTGATTTAGTTCTTGATTATGATCCAACAGTAGATTCTTCCAGATATATTTTATTCCAGAATAAGAGACTGACAGATTATGTTGAGTGTAGAACAAATAGGGTTCTACAAATTGATGATATCAGTGGTCAATTCTCAAGTTCCGAATTTAATAAGGAAACTTTTGTTGCTGCAGTAGAATATCCAATTACAAATTTCTATGGTAAATTCTTAGTTCAAATTATTGATGAGGACAAAACCAGTAGTCAATTATCTGAAGTTGTTGTAATGAATGATTACACCAACACATATACCTTGGATAGAGCAACTCTATTCACTGATGTAAAGTTAGGTGATCTTGTTGGTTCATTTGCGGATAGTGGTGATCCTGCACTCAGATTTGATCCTGTTGATGCAAATAATTTTAATTACAATTTAAAGGTCTATACTGAGAATTTTGATGTTGGAAATGTAAATGTTGGTACAGGTTTTACTGATTTTGGATTTGGGCGTATTAATTCTAAAGTAGAAACAGTTGGTCCAGCATCAGGAAATGGAATTTTAGGACCAAGCACAACAGTATTTGAGGCACTTGCTAATGAATTTGATACATTCTATTCATATGCACATGTTGTAGATTTAGGTACAAATAAACAGAATTACTTTGAAATTGCAGCACATAAAGATGCATCTGATAATACCTATACATCAGAATTATTCTATGATACATCAAACACTAGTGTTTCTACTGTTGGAATTGGTACATTTACAACAGTTGTTGAAAACGGTACTATTAAGTTAAATTATACTAATGAAAATAGCACGAATAATGTTGCTGTTAGAGTAAAAACAGTTGGTATTGGATCGACTGCTGCTGGTGTAGGAACTTATAGGTATCTTGTTGATGGTCAACTTCCTGGGACTGAAAGTACAGCAAAGTTTGGAACTTCATATGCGAATGTGACTGGTATCTCAACAGTTTACACGTATAGTATTGAGAATGAATCATCACAAAAAGCTCTTGTTAAGGTATCTGTAGGAAATACAGTTTCATTACACAATCTTTATATGATTTCGGATCAATTGAGAGTTGATCTTGAGGAATCACCATTCTTATCAGTTGGTACTAATATTGGCATAGGAACATTCTCTAGTGAAGTTGATGGCACAAATGTCAATCTAATATTCCATCCAGATAGTGCATTTGCATCAGATACTGTCACAGTACAGTTGTTTAATACAACAATATATACAGATCAAGATGAGTTTAACTTCCCAAGCGATTTGGAATATGGTAATGCAAATGAGTCTTTATCCAATGCTTTCTATGGTTCTATTAATAATTTTGGTAAAGATAGAACCGCATTTGAGTTAAACTATAAGGGAATACCAATTTACCAAAAAACCTTTAACCCATCTCAGACTACAAATTGGGATAAAGCAACTGGTATATTCAGTATTGATGATCACTTCTTCGAAACAGGAGAGGAGTTGATATATGAACCATTCTCAACACTTTCTGGAATTGCAGCAACCGCAGTTGGTATTGGTACAACAACAGTAAGTGGAACAATATTCACTGGTGATGTAATTACTGGATTTTCAACAATACTGGAGTTGCAGCGGCAAGTACTGAAAAGATCTTAGTTTCTTCTATTATTCTCGGACCATCAATTGCTGCTAATACTACAGTAACTGGCATTGGAACAACTAATACATTCTTTGTAGGTAACGTAGTTGCTGTTGGTTCATCCGTTATTACTGGTATTGCAAATACTGGACTAATCAAAGTTGGATCTGGTATTTTCTCTGGAAATAATGTTGGAGTTGGAACTGTCGTATCTGTTGGTCTCAATTCTATCACTTCTACAGAAGTAATTACTGGAGGAGATAATAGAATCTACTTCAGTAGTGATATTAACTATGGTGTTACATTATCAAACCCAGGAACTGCAACTACATTCAGGCAAGTATACACAACTGGTATAACAACAGATATTATGCCAGAAACCGTTTATGCTATTCGTGTATCAAAAGATCAATTTAAACTAACTGGAACAGCTGGTGGTAGTGGCATTGGATTTACGTTCACCAGTGAAGGATCTGGTAATCGTCACAAATTGACGATGAAGAAAAAGTTAGAAAAAGCATTGATTACAATTGATGGAGTTTCTCAATATCCAATTGCATACACACCACTTTCGTTTGAATTATCTGAAAATACTCCAAGTGGAACTGGAACTATTGGTGCAGGTGTAACCTTCTTAAGACTATCCGGTATTTCTTCGGTAAGACCAAGAGATATCTTAAAGATTGACGATGAGTTCTTGAATATTACAAACGTTGGACTAGCAACAACTGCAACTGGACCTATCACGGGTGTTGGTACTATTCCTGTTGTAAATGTAACAAGAGGATTTGTTGGAACATCTTCTACTACTCACGTAGACGGCAGTACGGTTAGAATTTACAAAGGTTCCTTTAATATTGTTGAGAACAAAATTCACTTTACTGAAGCACCCGACGGTAAAGGAAATAATAACAGATTAAATGCAAGTCAACTTGCTCTTCCAAAATCATCATTTAATGGTAGAGTTTATTTACGCCAAGATTATACTGGAAATAAAATCTATGATGATATTTCTTTAGGATTTAATGGAATTGGAAGAACGTTTACCGTTTACAGAGAGGGTGAAAATGCAACTGGTCTAGAGGCAGGTAGCAGCATTGTATTCATTAATGATGTTTTCCAAACACCAAATACACCAAATAATGCTGGAAATAACTATGATTTTAATGAAGGTGTCGGAGTTTCCAGTATAACTTTTACTGGTGTTAAACGCCCAGGAACTGATGAAATTTTAACTGTTGATTCTGATGTTAACCAGAATCAAATTCCAAGAGGGGGAGTTATTATTTCTGTTGCATCTACAGGAGGAATTGGTTATGCACCATTAGTTGGAGCACAAGTTGATGCCGAAATTGTTGCTGGAAAATCAATTTCGAACATTGTTGGAATTCCGACTTATGGAAGAAAAGTTTATTCAATAAGCACCGCATCATATGATAATACAACTGGTGTTCTTGAGATTACAACCAATGGCAATCATGGATTTATTGGACTTGGACAACGAGTTTATCTAGAAAATCTGGAATTTGCTTGTGATGTTGCACATGCTGGCGTAACTACGACGATATTCCCAGATAATACACAGGGATTTGACTATCCAATAACAGGTATCACCTCAGGTACAACATTTACAACCAAAGTTGGTGTTTCCACAATTGCACATAGTTATGTTGGATTTGGTTCTGTTCGCGAATACTTTAATAATAACAGGCATAACTTTGGATCTGGATACAGAGGGCAAGTTGGAGTTGCTATTACTGATGAAATTTATGAACACAGATTTGTAAGAGCAACAACTGGTGCTGTTACGGGCACTGGGGGACCATTCACCCCAACAAACGCAGTTTATGATTCTCTTACAGGAACTTTGACACTGACTATTCCATCTCACGGAAGAAGTAGTGGAAATGTACAACTCGTTCAGGATTCACTCGTATTTACTTGCTCAAGAGACAATCATGCAACTGAGCACACGTATCCAAGAGCAACAGATCCTGCTGGTGGTGCAGTAAATCTAGCAATTACAGTAATTGACTCAGATACACTTTCTGTTAATGTTGGTGTTGGTGGTGGTGCTGGTACAGGTGCAGTAATTACTGCAGAAGTTGTCCCAAATACTTATAGATTTGAATCAGCGGTGGCAAATGCGGTTAATGTTCAGAGTGGTGCAGAAAGTGGAAATGAAAAAACACCAACCGATGCAACTTATGACCCAGAAACAGGTCTTCTTACCTTAACAGTATCTGGTCATGGATTATCGACAAACGATACAATTACGTTAGATGCAAATTCCCTAATTTTTAGATGTGCTGGGGATAATTTCCAAACAGATAATCCATATCCACGCCCAGGCAAAGATCCTGTTGCTGGCGTAACAACCGCAGTTACGGTTACTGATGTAAACACATTCACACTTAATGTTGGATATTCTCCAGCACACACTGGTGGATCTTTGTTCTTCACAATTGCTGATGGTGGTAGTAATTATGTAAATCCTGTTATTAGTGTTGATGATCCAGCATATGAGAATCTCAACTTTACCGGAATCTCAAGATTGGGAATTGGTAACACCTCTCAGACTGGAGTTGGATTATCAATGACTTTTGATATTGCACCAAGAAGTAATTCTGTTGGCATTGGAACAAGTTTGTTTGAGGTTAAGGAATATATTATCACGAAACCAGGTTATTCTTACAGATTAAATGATGTGTTTGAACCTGTTGGATTGGTTACAGATTATAGACTTATCAACGTTGTTGATCCAATCACATTTACTGTCACAGAAGTATTCTCAGATTCATTCTCATCTATCCAATTAGGTGAATTTGATTATATTGATAGTATCAGCATCTTACAAGATGGTGTTAGAAAGAGATTCCCATTATTCTATAATAATCAACTTTTAAGTTTCCAAAAGAACGCCTCTGATGTAACATCATCACTTATTGATTTTGATGCGATTCTTCTAATATATGTCAATGGTGTAATGCAAGAACCTAAAGTTTCTTACACATTTGATGGTGGTACAACCTTTAGTTTCACTGAACCACCCAAAAAAGATGATATGATTGATATTTTCTTCTATAGAGGAACTAGGAACATTGATAGTTTACAAGTTGATGTTTCCGAAACTGTTAAACCAGGTGATACCTTACAGATTCTAAAAAATGATGGAAATTCTCAAACTGTTGGTCAATCATCAAGAATTGTAAGTAGTATTTTGTCATCAGATATTGTTGAAACTGGTATCTATCTTGGTGATGGTATTGATGATACTAATTATAAACCTGTTGATTGGACAAAACAAAAGAGAGATCTATTCATTAATGATCTAGTTGAATCTAAAGCAAGAGATTCACTTGAGGGAATGGTTTTCCCAACTGCTAAAGTCATTAAGAATTTCAGCAATACTGATCAAGAAATTTTTGTGGATGACGCACAATTCTTTAACTATGAAGAAAATGAATCAACGGTTGAAATTCAGCAGGTTAATGGATTATTAATTGCAAATAATCAGGACCCAGTTTCTGCTGGTTTATCTGCTGTTGTTTCTGGTCTTGGAACAATTTCGTCCATTGATGTGATTGATGGTGGTAGTGGTTACACACCATCTTCAACAGTAACACTAAAAATTGGAAAACCAATTGGTGGAATTGGAACTGTATTTAAAGCAGACATCATTGACAGAGTTGGAACACTTGGTATTGGATCTGATGTAATCATTGGAATCAATACAGAATCTATAAAGATTGGTCAAACTTTAAAAGCAATTCCAAATATCCTGGATACATCCACAACAGTTATTGGCATTGCCGCCACAGATGGTGGCAACATCACACTTAGCAAATCTGCATCTAATACTGTAGAATTTGTAAATGGTTTTGAGTTTGGTAGATATCAGGAGCAGTCACTTGCTGCCGCAACAGCATCTGTAAATTCATCTGGAATCGTAACTCTTACTTCTATTACAACTGCTGGTGCAGGATATACTTCATCCACACTACCAACTGTTATTGCACCTCTACCAAATGTTCAAAAGGAGTTAATTAGTGGCATTAGATTCGTTGAGGGATTTGCTGGAATTATAACTGGTATTGGAACAACATCTGGCACTGGTGGAAATCCACTAGCACTTAAATTTAACGTTTCATTTGATGCAAATGCTGATTTTGATAAATTAGTCATTGGATATCCAATCAAAGTTACCCAAACTAGTGTTGGACTGGGAGTTACTTCTATTGATAGTCAAGATAGTTCTATAGTGGGTATTGGATCAACATTCGTTGATAACATATATTATGTACATGCGGTGTCTAAGAATGCATTTACAGGAATTATAACTAGTAACATTCTTTCATCAACAGATACAACTGGTATTGTTGCAATATCAAGTGATTTTGCTGGTAGATTCTCTTGGGGAAGATTGGCAGGATTTACAAGATCCTCAGAATCAATTTCTGTTGCTGTTACTGGGTTAAATGTTGATTCTGGATTATCGACCTTCCCATCAATTCAGAGACGTGGATTTGGATTAAGAGACCTTGGTGCTCTAAGAAAAGAGTTACCCAATTAACTTATAAATATAGAAAAAAGCTAGCAATATGGCTGCCATTGTCACAGATCAGTTTAGAATATTAAACGCAAGTAATTTTGTAGAATCCGTTAGTGATCCTAACAATTCTTATTATGTATTTTTAAGTCTGCCAAACCCAGGCATTGTTGGTTTTGGACGTTCGGATACTTGGGATACAAATACACCTGCTCCGATTGATAATTTAAATTATCTGTCTCATGTAAAAGACACGATGATTTTTGGTAAAAAAATCACAAAAAATGATATTCGCAGACTGATTAGACGTGTAGATTGGAAAGAAGGTACTGTATATGAAATGTACCGCCATGATTATAGTGTCACAAATCCATCACCA